CTAGGATTTTATCAAATTGTGTTTTTGTCAGATTCTCTAAAAAATTTACTCTTTCGTCTAAAGTACTATTTTCATAAACTGTCTCCATATCAAAAACATTTTCAATACAGTTAGCAATAGCTTTAAATACTTTTTCTGTATCAGTACCAACAACATCATTTTCAATTTGATGCTGGTCTTTTAAACTCGGATACTTCATTAATATACCGACATCATCGCTAAGCATTATTTTTTTACTATGCTCGTCAGAGAATACAACATCAATATCATTAATGTCTAATTCATAGTCAGTTTGTATATTACAATCAACCTCAGATCCATGAGAAAGTTTTAACTTAACGATATTATCAATTGACTTTGCTCTAATATTAAGAAAGATATACTCAATATCAAAGTATGTCATATCCATTACGTCTGTAATTTCAGCTCGAACACAATTACGTATAATTTGATAGATAGCGTTAGTAATTTCTTCTGCACTGCCACCTTCTAATGCTATAAGAAGTATTTTTTCTTCTTTCACAAGAAAGGGTCTATAATAAACGTTCTCTCCTGTTGATGGTAATTTAAGTTCAAACTCAGGGTTCTGTAGATTAGGTAGCATAATTAAACCTCATAATTAACCAAAGAGACCAGAAAAATCTGAAGCTCCTGATAAAGTAACACTATTTGTGTCAAATAGCGGAATATTAAAAATTTCTCCCAAACGGGGAAGTCCAACACCTTCTAAAGCATCATCAACACTAGGTAGTCCGTTAATAGTGAGAGCAGCTCCGGCTGTGTTCTTGCGAGCACCTCTGCCTGCTGCTGGTTAGTCTGATTCAATAAAGTGTTTGAATGAAAATTGTACAGTAAGTCTATGTAGATCTTCGCTGTTCCAACTTAAAGGCAAAGAGTTGACAATAATAGGATATGCTTCAGCTAAACCGAGTGAATAAACTACTTTACCTTCTTCGTCATATTGTAAAATTCCGACCGATGACGTATAGTCGTTATAGTATCCAATACTCTGATGTGTTCTATTGTCCGAATTACTAGAATGGTTTCCAACAATAGAGCTTTGCCATGCATGGAAAAATGACTTTTCACCGAGATCTGCACCGCATAGTAAAGTAACAGTAACATCAGGATATGTTACATCATAACCTATTTTAGACGTTAAGCCGTAGCCTAGATGTTTATAATTAGTTGGCGTGATTGCACGTCCTGGTATCTCAGCTGACTCAACCCTAAATCTTATATTCTCAAAAGCTTGTCTACTTCTATTAGACAATATAATCTTTTGAGGGAGATTAACAACAAGCTCGTAATGTGATTGTTTTGATACACTACGTGAACCGTTACCAACTACATTAGATCTAAAATCTGATACGTTAAAAGCCATTAGCCAGCCTTCCTAAGACTATCTGAGTAAACCTGAGCAGCGCTTGCTTTCTGGAATCGCTGAATGGGTAAGAATAAAGCAATATCCCATTCTACAGAATCAATAAGCATCTTTCTCGATTTAACATGTCTGTGTAAGTAGTGCTTAAAGCACGGTTTAAAATATTTGTATGTTGCAGCTTTCTTTAATAGTTGATAACTCAGCTTCAGTCTAGTACTATCATCATATCTACTGTTTGTTGTTAACTCATACAAAGCGTCCATTAACATAGCTCTTTGCTTCAATGGAAGATAATGCATATTCAAACCATGAAACCCATCCTTAGCAGGACCTACAACAAATATTAGTGGAAATGTATCGTAATAAGGTAGATCTCTTTTAAGCTTTGGATCATAGTTAAACAACATCATAGAGCCTGGCTCAGTACCCGTTGTAAACTTAGATTTATTCTCCTTCATTAATCTTGAAGGAGTAGTGTTTACCTGTTGAGCTGTATTTCTATACCAATTTCTAGCCTCAGTAGTACGAGCTGGAACTTGTCCAGCTTGCATGCCTTTAGTCAGTACAGTATCGAATACGTAAGCTACCATTCGATTATTTATCTTATCTTCCGAGCTCGTTTTCCGTAATTATTTGGAACTTCCACATTCTGTCTTTGCAGTACTCGGTAGCAGCTTTCCACTTAGCTTCATTTACAAGGTAGGTTGTTACTTCGTTAAGATAACGTCTAGTCTTTCTCTTGGGTTGTTGAGGGGGTTGAGTTTGTTTGTATGGTTTAACTTCAATAAGATGTGTTTCAGTCTTATCATCCGCAGTGCGTACTCTAATAACAAAATCTACAAAGTACCGATGTACTCTATTATCAAGAGGTGACCTGTATGGTATTACAATCTCTTCCGATCCCCATTTAATAATGTTTTCGTTCCTATCAAAGTACAGCATACATTGGCGTTCCCACGAACTTCTATAAATTATGTTTGTGGGGTCACCTAAATACTTACTAGGATTCTTAGGTTTATAATACCCTTTATACGTTTTCACAGGATAAAAAATGCCTATAATTAATTTCGGTGGTAATGAAGCCGATGGACCTTTAGCGTCGCTGGAAGTTGGTGCAAAATACGATACTACATACTTTCCTGGTGATCTTAGCGAAGCTCCCTACTTTATAGTATTTAGAGCTAAAAAGCGCTATAAAGTATCAAGCCTTGCCGATACAAAAGTAGCATATAATTCAGTAGAAACTGACTTCGGTACTGTACGCGGTGACGTAGCTCCAGGTATAGGTAACAAAATAAAAGCAGGTTTGAAAACAATAGGTGGATTTGCTAAAAAATTAGAAGACATAGGAATTAGTGTATCACAGCCGGTACATTCTTTTGCTCTACCTATACCGTCAAATTTACAGACTGCTTATGAAGCTGATTACAATAACACAGCTGAACTTGGTATTGGTGGTACAGCAGGAAGACAAATAGCTGAAAATTTTCAATCAACCGGTAGCGGAAACTTTCTTAGAGATCTTCAAGCAGCAGTTACTAATTCAGAAGTATTAGAAAGAGAAAATTTAGTAGGATCTCTTGCAGGTCTCGGTGTAGCAGCTGCAGGTGCAGATGTAGGTACGTCAGCTCTTATTGGTGCATTAGGTGGACCAGGTGGAGCTTTGGTTGGTGCAGGTTTAGGAAGCATAGGTACAGGAGCGCTTAGAGGTTTAGGTATTGCTAGAAATCCTCATATAGCAAATGTTTTTACCGGTGTCAATTTTCGAAAACACAACTTTCAATATAAACTCATTGCTAAGAATAAACAAGAGAGTGATACAATAAGGGACTTAATACGCAATTTTAAGTATCATATGGCTCCAGACTACAAAGCAGAAGGACATATCTTTACTTACCCGTCTCAATTTGAAATTATTCTTCGTGCTGGAGATTATCTATTTAAAATTGGCGATTCATTCTTAACTGCATTCGAAGTCAATTATACAGGTGAAGTCGGCCCTGTATTTTTTGAAGACACTAACGCTCCATATAGCGTAACAATAAGCATGTCATTCGTAGAAGATACAATTGTTACTAAGAAGGAAGTAAGACAGGGTAGATAATAATGGCCTATTATTTTAACAGCTTTCCGTTGATAGAATATGATGTAAAAAAGAATAATAAGACCGAGCTTCTTACTAATATCATGTCGCGTTTTAAAATAGTAGAAGCGTTTCAAAGACAAGAAGCAATCTATTATAATTATTCTGTAAAAGAAGGCGAAAGAGCTGATACAATAGCATTTAAATACTACGGTGATGCGTCGCTAGACTGGATTATCTATCTTGTCAATGATATTGTAGATCCAGAATTTGAGTGGCCTTTGAGCAATAATGCTTTAAATAATTTTATAATTAAAAAATATGGTAGTATAACTGCTGCTAATGAGCAGATACATCACTATGAGCTTCTGGTACAAGAACATCAAGTATTGTTCGACGGTACTATTATACCAGCAAAATATGAGGAAATAGACTTGACAACATATAATTCGTTGCCAGGTTCTCAAAGAAAAATAGTAACTTCGTATGAATACGAAGTAGAGGCTAACGATGCTAAAAGAAGTATAAAGCTTCTAGATAGTGATTTTCTCCCTTCGCTCTTAACTCAAGTTAGAGATGTATTTGATACATAATGAGCATCTACACTGATAAAGATAATCCGTATGGCGGTAATCTAAGTCATACAATAAATTTTATCGATAGTGATAATAACTATCGCGATATAACACGTCTCGTTTTAGAGTTCAACATATACGAAAGTATATTTAATCAAACACTGTCCGCTGATCTTGTTATTAGGGATTCGATTGGTCTTGTTGATTTACCTATGACCGGTCAAGAGTTTATTGTTGTCTCCTTTGATTCAAACAATCAAACGCTACTCGGTGCTAAATCTGATCTTACTTTTAAAGTTCATCGAGTCGGTAACAAAAAAGAATTGAACGCAGGGACATCAGTATATACATTACATTGCGCGTCTGTTGAGCTAGAGCTTGATCTAGCAAAAGATGTAACTACTGCGTACAAAGACAAACTAGG